GAAGGTTTTGTTCCTTGGGGCAACTTCAAACTGATTGAGAAGGTTGTCAAGTCTGGTATGTTCTACCCTATGTTTATTACTGGTCTGTCGGGTAACGGCAAGACCTTGATGGTTGAACAGGTTTGTGCCAAACTCAACAAGGAACTCATTCGGGTCAACATCACTATTGAAACTGATGAGGATGACCTTCTCGGTGGATTCCGTTTGGCGAACGGTGTGTCTAAGTTTATGCCTGGTCCTGTGATCGACGCCATGGCACGCGGTTGCACTCTTCTGCTTGCTGAGTGTGATCTGGGTTCGAACAAGTTGCTCTGCTTGCAGCCTGTTCTTGAAGGTAAGGGTGTTTACCTCAAGAAGATCAACAAGTGGGTCACTCCGAAAGATGGGTTCAACGTCATTGCCACTGCCAACACTAAGGGTAAGGGTTCTGACGATGGGCGGTTCATCGGAACCAACATTCTCAACGAAGCGTTCCTTGAGCGGTTCGCAGTCACGATGGAACAGCCCTATGCCTCTGCGACAGCTGAGCAGAAGATTGTTCTCGGTTCCATGAAGAAGTATGGTGCTGTTGATGAAGAGTTCGCAACGAACCTTGTCACTTGGGCTGAGGTTATTCGCAAGACCTTCTTCGATGGTGGAGTTGATGAGGTAATCTCAACTCGGCGTCTGGACCACATTGTGAAAGCGTTTGCCATCTTTGGTGACAAGATGCAGTCCATTGAACTGTGTGTCGCTCGTTTTGATGAAGATACGAAGGCGTCATTCCTAGACCTCTACACTAAGATTGATGCTGGTGTTCTAACCAGTGAAGATACTGATACTGAGAGCACAGAGGAAAATGCCTTCTAAAAAATTATGTGTAGGGGTTGAAACTTGGTGTTTCAATCCCTATATATAATATGAAGATGCCATGATGGGTCTTCAATTTAATCTTGCTTAGTAAAGGAGATATAAAATGGTTACTAGCAAAGCACTTAGTCTGTTCGACAACTTTAATCAACTAACCCCATACGCTGTAGGTTTTGATCGCGTGTTCGATAACCTATCACGATATGTGGACAACAATGCCACATCAACGGGCTATCCCCCATATAACATTCGGAAGGAAGGTGATTACAACTATGTCATTGAGATGGCACTAGCTGGATTTGCCCGTGAGGATTTGGAAATCGAGGTTGCCGATGGTGTACTAACCATCCGTTCTGTGAAGGAAAAATCAGATGATGATGTGAGTAACATCTATCGTGGAATTTCCTATCGTAAGTTCGTGAGGAAGTTTACCATTGCTGATGATATCGTTGTCAATGGTGCGAAGATGGAAAACGGAATGCTTTCCGTTGACCTTGAACGTGTTGTTCCAGAGGAAAAGAAACCTCGTCTTATTGAAGTAAAATAAATTTGAGTGAGTATCGGAAGGGGTCTTGACTTTTAGACCCCTTTCGTTTACTATGTTTTGAATGGAGTTATATAAATGACAGACGATAAATCTAAATTGCCTCCCGTTGTATGGACTAAACGGGGGGAAACATACTCTGAAGAAGAGGCAGAAGCAAAACACGCTTTAGGCAACAAAGAGACTATGATGGTAGGTAATGAAGTAGTCCGCCAAATGAAAGAGAAAGAAAGAATAGAAAAAGCTATGACAAATATTAATGATAAAATGCAGATGGAAATAGAACCTATTCCTAGTCATTGGATTGCTCAAGTAAAGTTTGATAAAGAGATTGTTGATCTAATCAACGATTACATTGATGAGACAGCAGATCATACGTACTCTTATGCTGACCGTTTAGTTGGTCAGTTGAAAAATGATGAGAGGTCTAGTCAAGTGTCGTTTGACCTTGAGAGCGAACAAGGTAAAGAGATAGAAGTAATCTTCAATGGGATTGGTTCTGCATATCTTCAACAAGCGTACAAACGTAAGTCTATTGCTCAAGTAGTTGACATTTGGACTAACCATGCATACGCTGGAGACTACAATCCTCTACATGACCACAATGCGGCTACACAGGGTGGACTGTCTGGTTTCCTCTGGTTGAAGACTCCAGATTCCTTGAAAGTAGAACACAAAGATGGATATATGAATGGTGCCTCTGGTGTTTCAGATGGGACAACTCAACTTATCTGGGGACTAAGGCAACGTCAAGACATTGACGCCCTATATTGTTCAACAGAAAAATATTATGTTCCAGAAGAGGGCGTGATGTTGGTATTTCCTAACTGGATGAAACATCAAGTCATGCCTTTTTATGGAGAGGGTGAGCGTCGTTCACTTGCGATGAACTGGGCAATCGTTGATTCTCAGCAGCAACTTATTGATAATATGACTCCCGCTGAGGTCGCATCATATCATGAAAATATTGAGTCGCAAAAAATGCAACGATTGGAAGATGGAACTTCAGCAGAAGAACCATACAATGTTATTGTTGGTGGTCAACTGCGATATGTAAGAACTGATATCTTTACAGCCGGTGATGCCTGAGGATTTTATACTCACTCTACAATTAGAGGATACCTCTCTGTGTGATGACTTAGTAGATTACTATAATCGTAACTCTGAGTATAAACAGCCGGGTGTGTCTAATGGTGGAGATAAAACATCAACAGATGTCATAGTGTATCCTAATTCTAGTGACCCTGTAATAGTGAGTTATTTTAATTTTTTAAAATTCTGTATGGGTCAATATCAGGAAAAGTATGAGTATTTCAAATGTGCTCTTGCATTTAAAGAACCATTCAATATTCAACACTACGCTCCCGGCGAAGGTTTTCTAAACTGGCATTCTGAACGTGGCATGAATCAATCTCATCAGAGAGCTTTAGTTTTTATGACTTATCTTAATGATGTGGATGACGGTGGACAGACACAGTTTCTATATCAAGAGAAAGAAGTGCAACCAAAGAAAGGTTTGACTGTTCTTTGGCCAACTGACTTCACTCATACACATAGAGGTGTTACGTCACCTACACAAACTAAGATGATTGCTACAGGATGGTATAATTATTTGGATGTGCAGGCATCTTTAGAATATCTAAAAATAAATTGTGATTTAGATTTGGAACTATAGAGAATGGAAAAATACACATGATGAAGAAAGTGAACTACAAGTATAATGAAGACAAGGCATTGTCTGAGTTGAAGAAATACATTGATGCTACTTATGATGAACACTACAGTAAGAACAAGTTTCAAGCGACTGAGTTCATCATTGATGGTGGACATGGTGAAGGTTTCTGTATCGGCAACATACTCAAGTATGCACAACGATATGGAAAGAAAAATGGTAAGGACCGAAGTGACTTGTTAAAAGTAATTCACTATGGTATTATCGCACTCTATATTAATGAAACGGAAGGTGACAAATGAAGCTAACTTCAAGCACAATCTCTATTCTGAAGAACTTCTCTACAATCAATCAAAACCTCATGGTGAAGCCGGGCAACACTCTGTCCACCATGTCTGCAATGAAGAACATTGTTGCACAGGCAGAGGTGACAGAAAGGTTTCCACAAGAATTTGCAATCTATGACCTAAATGAGTTTCTGTCTGCGCTCTCTTTATTTGAAGAGCCAGAACTGAACTTTCAAGAGCAGTATGTTACGATTACACAAGAGGGTTCTCGTAAAAACCTCAAGTATTGGTTCTCTGATCCAGAGGTTGTGACAACACCATCCAAGGCAATCGTAATGCCTTCGACTGAGGTTACATTCAATCTGTCTAGTGATACACTAAGTGAAATACAGAAAGCTGCCGCAGTTATTGGTGCACCTGACATGGCACTGACTAACGGTAGTCTGATGGTCACTGATAAAAAGAATGACACTGCAAATGCGTATGATACTGAACTTGGTGTGAATGAGACAGACGCAGAATATAAGTTCTGGTTCAAAGTGGAGAACTTAAAACTTATGTCTGGTTCCTATGATGTGGAAGTATCATCCAAAAGTATTAGTCACTTCACAAACTCGGCAGTGGGTGTAGAGTATTGGATCGCTCTAGAACCTGAGTCAACTTATAGTGCGTGATACCTTTCTTTGGGTTGAACAGTATCGCCCGAAGACTGTTGATGAATGCATTCTACCTAAGACACTCAAAACACAACTACAGTCTTATGTAGATAAACAGGATATCTCCAATCTGATTTTATCAGGTGGTCCAGGCGTGGGTAAGACAACTGCTGCCCGTGCAATGCTTGAACAGATTGGTGCTACTTATATGTTCATCAACGGTTCTGAGGAATCTGGTATTGACGTTCTGCGAACCAAGATTAAGAACTTTGCGTCTACTGTCTCTCTTGATGGTGGACGTAAGTATCTCATTCTGGACGAAGCAGACTATCTAAATCCACAGTCAACTCAACCAGCTCTTCGCGGGTTTATCGAGGAGTTTCATCAGAACTGTGGGTTCATTCTTACTTGTAACTACAAGAACAAATTGATTGCACCTCTGCACTCACGATGTGGTGTGGTGGACTTTACTATTCCCAAGAGTGAGAAGGCGGGTCTTGCTGGTCAGTTCTTTAAACGTGCAATCTCTATTCTGAAAGAGAATGAGATTAAATATAATGAGAAGGTGGTTGCAGAGTTAATCAATAAATACTTTCCTGACTGGCGTAGAATTCTAAATGAACTACAAAGGTATTCTGTATCTGGTCAGATTGATGCTGGTATCCTTGTCAATCTTGGTGAGAAGAGTATCAAAGAACTCATGGGGATGATGAAGAACAAGGAGTTCACAAATGTTAGAAAGTGGGTTGTTGAAAATATTGATATAGACAAGGATCTACTAATGCAAATCCAGAATTCAATGGATATTTTAAGAGAAGAAGATTGGAATGATGCAGAAAAAAATATCTATCCAAAAAAATTATTATTTGACGAGCCATGGCTTAGATATCTAACTCAATATCCTAAAATTTGGCTCGATATGCCTAATACATGGGATAGACGTAGAAAGCAAAACTTTGATGATCTGCCAAAATCAATTGATAAAGATAATTATCCTCAATATTACTTGAGAAATTTTCATCATCAAACAGATGGTTATTTATCAGATTTTTCAGCTAGCATTTATGACCACAATGTTGCAGATGTAGAGATTTTAGAAAAACTACACAGAAAGATAGAAGACCATACACCACCACAAGTAAACGTATTATAGGA